AGCTCGACCTTACGCCCAAAATGCGTACAAGCTTTATTCTTCATCGTCATCTCCCTTAACTTCATACCATGCTTTAGCCATGCCAGCGTATTCGACACGAGCTTCATTTAGCTTCTGCAACAAGTCTGATGCACTTTCGAAATCCAGCTCTTTAGCGATCTCATCAAACGAATATCCTTCTGCAATTCTGATCAAAACTTTTTTAGGGTCAAAATCACTCTTGAGTTCATATTTTTCAGTTAGCAAGAACTTGTCTACAACATCTGCTGTGATCTCTTCTTCACGTTCGATCGTTTGTTCTTCACCAACGTCTAAACTAGTCTGTTCGTTTTCTACTGTGGTCCAAACGCCCTTAATATCACGTTCATAGTATTCGACTGGTTCTAGTGTTTCTGCGTCAACCCTTTGCGTGTAACGTGTTACCGCTGATTCGATCGTGAAGCGTACGACCCCATCTTGCTTAAACTTTTGTAATTCGTCTAATTGATTTAACAATGCCGATCCCGCTAACTTTTCAGTAATTGTGATGTTTCCCTTTGCGTCTACTTTGAAATTGTCGATACCTGCGTAAAATTATAAACTCATGTTGTGTTCCTCCTAATTTTTACTTGTTGTCAAATCCTGCCCAAACTAGCAAGATGAAAAGCACTAACAATGCTACCGCTGATAAAATGCCTATTGCCTTAAGCACCAGCATTTTTTAGTTCCTCTAATTTAGCAATCATGCTATAACCCTCCTAAATCGTTGTAGGCACGTTTTAAATGTTTCGTGAATGATTTATCACAAACAACTTTAAACTCGCTCACAGAAACTTCTACAACGTTTAAAAACTATTTCTTGGCTTTCTGCCACTCATCAGAGATCAAACCATTCTTTTCTCGATACTCTCTTAAAGTGGGACCGTACCGAAACGGTTCACCAAGTTTACTACCTGTCTTCTTTGCATCCCAGTGGATAATGCGACCTTGACTATTTTTCATTGCGCTCCCTCCGTTTGAATGTTGACAATGCTAAATCAAACATGCGTTGTTGTGTTTCTTGCTTTTCCTCAAATCGTAATTCGTCTGACTTACGTTGGTATCGTTTAAGATCTTGGTAAGCTTCTTCCCACGTAATCGTTCCAACACTAGCAGCTCGAAGCGTCTTTGCCATACCTTTCCAAATCGCATCATGCTTCGACTGCTGTTCCAACTCGCTTGTTAGCTCTAACCGTTCTTCGACACCTTGCAAATAACCGACTGATACACCGAAGTAATCTGCTAGTTTGAGCCAAGTTTCAAGCTTAGGCTCGGTATCTCCAAGCTCATATCGCCGAAGTGTAAAATACGAAATTCCCACGTCTTGTTCTAACTGCATTAAGCTCAAATCCCTTTCAGCTCGCAGCTCTTTAATTCTGTTTTCCAACTTGTACACGCTCCTTTGCACGTTCTAACTTTTTTTGTCGTCGACGTCGCTTGTCACGCTTGCGACTACGTTTCTTTCCTGTCATACTCTTCAACTCACTTTCTTGTAATTAACTTTGTTTCAGCAACAAACATGTCGTATTTCTCTAACTCATTTCTAAAATCATTCAGCACCTCTCTCAGATCGGTCAAATTGTCTTCACTGTGATCAACGTGAAAACCATTGATAGCTGACTCAATATTCTCTTTTTTTGAATTCAAAGCTTCAGCCAAAGTCCCTCGCTTCTTCATCAAGAACTTATCGACCATGTCAAGAACTTCCGTTTGTAACTCTGGATTGATTGGCTTTTTCTCGAGCTTAATCGCATCTTGTGGATATGGAAACATTGTGATCACTTGCCGTTTTTTTACGTCTAAGATAATCGCAATGTCTTGATACCGATACCAATCTCGACCGTTTTCTTCATGCTTGACAAATTCAGATAGTTTTAATAATCGCTCAGCCCATCCACGCATTGTGTCTAAGGTCTGTCCAAAGCGTTTTTGGATTTGTTCACTTGCATGTGGTACGATCGTATAATCACTTGGATTTGTTACTCCCATTTACTTCGCCTCCTAAACTAACGACATCTCGATAACTGATAACATTTTTTCATTTGCCTTGTTGTAAATATCACGTTCGACCTCGAAACCATATGCGCTTCGATTAAGTTCAGCTGCAGCTCTTAATGTACTTCCACTTCCAGCTGTAGGATCGATAACAACATCACCAGGATCTGTAAATATTTCGATCAATCGTTTTAATATCGGGATCGGCTTTTGCGTTGGATGGATTTTTGGATAACCATTGTCAACTTCCCAGTTGAACCAATTCATGATCATTCGCCCGTCGTTGTTGAATTTAGGCAACTTATCACGATATAGAACTACTGCGTATTCTGTAGCCCCCACGATCTTCATGTTTGCTTTTAATGCTTGCGAGCTTGATTTTTTGATAAAAATCAATGGATAAGCATGATTAAACCCTTCTTTTTTGCCTGTTTCGACTAACATTGGTATCTGCTCCCATGCACAAAATACGATCATAGCTGGTGCTTTCCCACGCTCTTTAGGTTCTTTGATAAGCATCTTCCTAGCAAACTTCATGAAGTTAATAACGTTAAAACGCTCATCACGATTGAAGAAGTTTTGTTTTGCTTTTTCGCTCTCGCCTTTTTTATTATCACCGTCTTTATACCAAGCTGGATTGCTTGCGTAGGCATTGTTCCCGATATTGTAAGGGATGTCTGCGATCATCAGTTGTGCTTTTGGTATCTGATAGCGTTTAAAGTTTTCAAAGTTATCGTTGTACAATTCTACTTTCGTCTTTTTTGTAACTTCACTTGGTAATTTTGATTCCATTTCTTACCTCATTTCTCCTTCTGATCTCTTTCTGTACATTTGGTCATATAGCGTTGTCAGTTGAATTTGAAGCTTTTCTACCTCTGTCGCTTGCTTTAGATCGCCGTCATACTTGACTTCCAGATATGCAAGAAACTTAGCTCCGTCTTCAACATATCGCCATCCTTGCCGTTTCTCTTCTTGTGCCACCGCTATTGCGTCCCAAACAGCTTGGACTCTCTTTTCATCATGCTCTTTGATATACTTGCGAAATATCGGTGCTTGGTCTTCATGAGCTTCTGCATGAATCTCAAGCTTTCTGATGATGTTTGTCTGCATCATTGCTTGTCGCAAATACGCTTTAACAGCGATCGACTCGTTTAGATTTTCGTACTTCATGATCTCAGCGTATTGTACTTGGTTCATGTATCGGCTCATGCTCATCACCTCATTCCTCGTTGTTTGGCTCGATAAACGTCATATAACGTCCTTCAAAATAATAGTCGATCGTACCTAGAGCACCTTCACGATTTTTCTGGATCGTTAGCTGAACGACTTTTGGATCATCCTTATACGGTCTATGCAGGAAAGCCACAACATTACTATCTTGTTCAATCGATCCTGAGTCACGTAGATTAGATAGCTGTGGTTGCTGATTTGCATTCACATCACGATTAAGCTGTGCTAACACCACGATCGGAACGTTATACTCATTTGCCATGATCTTTAGTTCTCGTGAGATTTGTCCGATCTGTTCCCAACGTTGCGCCCGACTGTTTTCAACTTTGACCAACCCAATGTAATCAATGATCGCTATATACTTGTTTGGCTTTGATTTAGCTGCATTCTCTCTGATGATCGATAATATCCCGCTTAACGTTAAAACTTTATCATACACTCTTAGCTTGCGTCCTCTGTACCATTCGATCGCTTTAGCAACTGCCTCTCTCTCGTATTGCTGGAGCATTTTAGCAGGACGCTTCAATCGCTGTGATGAGATGTTAGTGTGTCGTGCTACAAAACGATTAAGCATTTCTAGCTTGTTCATCTCCAGTGTGAAGAAATCAACTTGAACTTCTGGATCGTTGGTTATGATCTGATAAGCTAGGTTCACTCCATATGCCGTTTTACCAACGCTTGGTCTCGCTCCGATCGTCAACAACATTGATCCATACAACCCACCAGCTAAAATGTCGTCTAGCTTTGGAAAGCTCTTGATCCCAACCGGCATATCGTTATACATGCGATAACTTAAATCATCCATCGCTTCATCAAGATAGCCTTTATCATCTTCTTCATCAGTCTTTTTTAGATTTTCGATCGCTGATGCAAGTTGACTAACTTCTTCTTTCTTAGGCGACATTTGATACGACACAACTGCTTCATCTAGCTGTTTCTTAGCTGCTAGCTTATGCAGTGCTTTTACATCACCTGTAATACTTGCTGTCGAGAACACCGACTCTCGCATATTTTCAAGATCGCTATAACTAAACTGACCTTCATATTTATCTAGCTCACTATACACATTGAGTATGGTGCGCTCATTAGCTTCTAAGCTTTGTAAGACTTCAAGCACGTTCTTTAGTCGTGTATCTTCAAACCAATCTGCGTTGATCGCAACTACGTCTACTAGCTCAGGCTTGCTAAGCAGTGTTGCGATCACTCGTTGCTCTAGCTCGGTCAATCTCTGCCACCTTCTCCCTTAGCTCTGGAAATTCATTAATGATATTTTGGACATCTTCATCCGTAAACCACTCTGGATGATTTTTATATTGCATTGGAAAAGCATCTCGTCTGCTTTCTCTTTCTTCTCTTTCAAGATCGGACACCGTACGCTCGGCGGGGGCGGAACTAGGGACGATTTTAGGGTTGACAGGGGAACTACTGCCACCTACGTTGTACTCATCATTCCAACACTCTCCGTTAAACCACGTTGAGCCTTGTTTGATATACTTCTTGTCTGTGCCCTGAACCTTGATCTGTGTCAGGTAATTCACGATACCTGTTTGAATCTCTTTGTTAGTTGTTCCATTTTTGATTGCTCTCTTATATGCTTCAAATGCTTTCTTTTTACCTTCTTTACGTGGATACAACTTCCAAAGTTTGTTGAAATCTTCTTCTAGCTGCTTAATACCACTTTGACTGATTTTTTTTGAATTTTGATCATTAGTATTAGATGTTCTATTACTATGTTTTCTTTGGGTAAAACCTGTTTTACTACCCCCGTCAAACTCATTTGACCACCCTAGTAAATTCTGTTTGAC